CTTCTGCATAACCTGCATCAAAGTCGATATAGTAAGTTGCATCGTGTTCAAACTGCGATGGTTCCAGAATCTGTATTCTGACTTCTGGAGTATTTGGATCAACATAGTAGTTGTCTGTGTCGATTGATGCTCCAGTAGAATCTTTGAGAACTACACTTGAGAAATCTACTGGACCTACGGGTAAAACATACCCTCTGAGTATTTGATAACCTCTAACCGTTACACGAACTGAACATTCCCGTAGAAGGAGTCCAGTTCTGTTCTCAATGTCATATGCAGCAGCATACCATGCTCTGGTCAACTGGGTATCAAAATCTGCACCCACGATTCGTGTATGGTCGCGTAGTTCTGCGACTGATATGGGCATTGTTCCTTCAGTTGTGATTTGATACATTGGGATTCCTTCTAAAAAAGATACCCAGCGGGAGCGGGAGAACCAACAAACCCACTCCCACTGGGATCAGGAGAAACGAGGGATGACACCAACCCTCATTTATTTGACATCAAGACTGCTTCAGTGCGATACCGAGACTTCTCCAAGGAGCAACCCACTTACCATCTGAACGCATCTTGGATCGGAAGATGACCTTACCTTGCGAACCCTTGCTGTATTCGTCACGCTGAGTGATGAATGGAAGACGGTCAAAGATGCGGTAGGATGATTTCTCTACAAGCATGATTGCAGGAATGGTTCCGTCACCCTTTGCTGCTGTATAGGTTGGTGCTTGAGTTGAGACATAGAGGGGCATTCCGAGGATGCTAGTGTTGAACACACCATTGGTTGATGCGTTACCCATTGCTTGGGTATCGAGTAACTTACGACCAGTGGTATCTTCTTCTTGACGAAGAACTGACTCTACGGTTGGGTGACATACCCAAGCGAAGTTACCTGAACGATACTGTGCAGGAAGTGACTCGAAGTATGCAGCGTAGAGGTCGTCGAGTTTGATGGTATCAATCGTAGCACTAGTGTGAACATTGAGTCCAGTCTGTGAAGCGTTGAAGATCTTGTCTGGACCAGCAGCACCACCTGCACCACTTGCGAGGTATTGTCCGTCCCAGAAGAGTGCGTGAGCATCAGCGTGTGATTCGAGAATCTCACTGATTACTTCTGGACGAGCATCCTGAAGAAGTTCTTCGGTGATGTATGATTCAGCAGCAGACTTGAATGCGTAACTGCGAATCTGATCGAAGGTAACACCGACTGCATCGTAGTTAGCACCTTCACCAGTGAAGTCAACGATGCTTGGACGCTCTGCAACGCGAGCGATTTCGACATCGAAACCGTAGTTACGAACATCGCAAACCTGACGAGCAGCAGCGACACCGTTCATTCTCTTGACGAGTTCATTCTGAAGGTCGAGAGGAACGAGGTATCCACCTTGTCCATCAGTTGAGGTTGAGGTTGAGTGATCACCTGCTGCACGATACTCTTTACCGAGTAATGCCCAGTCAGCATAACGCTGTAGTGCGGAGTTATCGTCAGCACCAAGGTTGGTAAACTCAAACTTACCCTTTGAGAGACGGGTTTCGAGACGATCACGGGTTTCATTTGAACGCTTTTCGGTCATGAGTGAATCGAGTTCTTTCTCGACTTCATCTGCGCGGGCGACCTGATCATCGGACAGCGCACCCTCTGTTTCAAGGATGCTACGAAGTTCTGCTTCGAGTTCTTTAATCTTATCCATTTATTTTTTCCTTTTGTGAAATAGTTGCGTGAGGATACGCTGGATTTGCAACAAGAGACAACTCATATAAGTGCGCACTGAGGATAGTGCGACTTGAAGGGATTTTATCACTGCGGTGTTTCCATTCATCTTTGATAGGAGAGAAACCAATACTTACACCTGCAATATCACCTCGTTCTACTGCTTCCAAAATGTCTGGGCGGGATTCGGGGAGATCCGCTTCAAACATTAGTCCCCGTTCGGACTCAGTGAAACGAAGTGTTCCTGCACCCGTGCGTGCAAGAGGTAAGGAACGATGGTCATGTTGAACATACATTGCAACATTTTCACCGATGTGTGGGAATGCTCCCATACGGAACTCTTCACGATACGGACGCGCACGGTCGGTCAGTAGTTGTGAAGGACTGTTATATGGAACTGCAACACCACGAATGGTGCGTGATTCCACTTTTGTTTCTTCGAGTTTTAGGTATCTATATTCCATGATACTCTCTTATATATTATTTTCCGAATCTTGTTCACTATTTAGGTTACTATCTTGTGCGTCTTGGTCAGTATCGGTTCCATTTACACCCGCTTGTTGATAGTTCTTACTGATCATAAGTTCATCACCATCAGGATGTGGTTCCAGTCCAAGTTCTGCACGACACTCGTTTGGTGTCATCATACCTGCGTCGATCGCCATGCGGAGTGCTTCTGTTTGTTCACGAAGAGTTCCCTGCAAGAGTGGTTTGGTATCAAAGTTGAGATACCAACCGAGTTTCATATAAAACTCAGATGAGAAAAGTGCAATCCAATGGTTGAGACAAGTAGAAACATAAGACTTCATTTGAGATGCAGAGTTCTCAAGAGTCGAATGTTCTAGATCATAAAGAAATGCTGGTGGGATGCTGTAAAGTCGGGACACTTCAGTAATACTAAATCGTCTTGCAGTAATCCATTCCGAATCCGAAAGGGAGGTTCCAACCTGCTTGACTGTCATACCACCTTGAGTCACGATTGGTTTGAGGTGTCCATTCTTACCCGCGTGTGTAGATGCGAATGCATCCTGAAGTTTCTGGACCATATCTGGACCAATAGTTTCAGGTGATTCGATTGCAACTTTACCCAATGAAGGGAGTTGATACATTTGTTGACCCGCTTGCTCTTGAGTGAGAGCGAGGTTCAACGCACGCGCACCAACTGTGATTGGTGAGGTTCCAAAGAATGGTGCAGAACCTTGGATTCTCCAGTGTAGAATATCTTCTTTATCAAGGACACCGAAAGTAGAGTGTCGATAAGTGAAGATAGTAGGATTATCCTTGTCATAGACAATGGATATCTCTTGGGGAGAACAAGAAATGAGTTCTACAACTCTACCCAAACCATTACGACTAATCAGTGCAAATGAGTTACCATAAAGCATCAGGTAACGAATATGCTTCTGAACAAACGACCACCAGCACTCAAGAGAGTTTGGTCGCTCAAGTAGTTCTTCATCGTCTGCACCACTTACTGGGAGTCTTGCGATATCACCACTAATCAACTTGATTGCACGATATACTGCAAGGTTCTCTTCAGCGGTTTCGATGGAGACATAATCCCTCGTTGGAGGGGGAAAGAATGCAGGGTCAACACCAGCACCCATTGTGCTTGTTGTTGTCCACTTGAATAGTCTTCTTAGATCCATAACTTTCCTTTGTCTTTTATATATATAGTTTTTTATATTACTATATCTGTTTCTGTTCGGTATGCGGGTGGTTTCAATGCACCCTTCTCGATTGCAACTGCGGTAGACATGATACCTGCAACTACAGGGTCAATGACACCAGTTGATTTCTCTTTCGTTACTCTTCTATCTCCGTTGTGTGATGTAACTAACTGAACATTTCCAATCGAGTGTTCGAGGACTGGATCCCGTCTCATAGTTATCTTCTTCTCTCGAATAAGCGATTCAAAGGTAAAGGTTGCTGGTCCCATGATTGTAATAGTTTGGGGAACACCCACTAGCGGTAACTTATGGTCGTTTTCCCATATTGAGAGTGTAGGTTTGAACCCTGCAAGCGCATCAATACCTATTGAATCCTTTTCGAGTTTGAAGTTTTCACGAATCCATAACAATCTATCTAGGATTTTATCATAGTCTATCGTTTGTGTTTCGACGATCTCTACGAAGTCTTTACGGGACCATTCTGGTATGAGAGATGCGTGCGCTCTATAGTGTTCCCTTGCACCCACTGATGGAACCCAGTGATACCAGAACGCATGACACTTCTGATCCTTCCAGAACTGCACACACATAGATGACAAGTCAAATGACTTCGATAAGTCCAAACCAACATATGCGACTTGTCCCTTGAAGTCCATGATGTCTAAGTCTGCGGATGCTTCCTCTATAGTCTCCATCTGTATCCATCCCGCTTGTCGTAGGGAGTATCTACAGACTTGATATCGTTCCCAGTCACCTTCTCTGTTCTGTGCTTTATATGTCTCAAATGCTCTTCTATAGTCTTCTACTGTGATGATGTTACCAAGTGCGGGTTGTCCCTTGATCCAACACTTCTCGTCATCAATCTGGTCCCATTCATCAATACCCCATAGGAATGCACCTACAGAACGCAGTTTGGTAAAGTCCTTCAGACACTCCTCTGCAACGACACGATTGGTATAATAGACAGACTCTCTACCGAGGTCATTACCACCCGCTGTTGACACTGATATCATCTGTGCGTCTCTTGACTTTGGAAGTGCAGAGATGACCTTTTCAAAGATACGATCACGAAACTCATGTCCTTCATCAACAAGGTAGATACGACTCTTCAAACCATCGAGTGTGTGAACCTTTGCAGAGAGTGCTTTGATGACGGTGTTCTTGATTGTCACTTCTGTCTTCTTAACATCAAACTCGATACCGTGATTGGGTGTTCGTTCAAGGAACACTTTGATTGCATCGAGAATGATTGCTGCTTGGTCCGCTTTACCTGATAGAATAGAAATGTCACCTGCGTCGTAATATGTCGCAAACCAGATTGCAAGTAATGCACAAAGTGAACTTTTACCCGCTCCTCTCGCGACTTCTACCCATGTCTGTTTGAAGACAACGCCGTCGTCAACTTTCCAACGAAATCCAATCAGTGAACCAATCAACCAAAGTTGGAACGGATAAATCTCAACATTTTTTCCTGTGAGTGTGTGTCCGTCGTTGATAATAAACTTTTCAGAAGTTGTAACAAAACTTTCTACTGCTTTCTCATCGAAATAAACATCTGGATCATTTTTCAGATTTATTATTCGTTGTGCTTGTCGTTTGATTCTTTCGGGTGCGACAACTTTTCCGTCGAGAATATCTTGGGGATATTTCCAAAACTTTTCTACAACAGAAATCTTT